TCCTTCATAAGATCGTTGTCTACTGCCTCAACGTTTTCCTGAGCTTGTTTTTTATAATAGTCAGAACGTTGTTTTGCGATCTCTTCCGGTACCCTTGCCAGCACAAGGCCACCAACTCCGATTACTCCCTTATATTTACCGTCTTCTACAATAGGAAAATCAGCATCTGGATATTCATCAGATCTAACTAATTCATATCCTGATCTTATTCTTCCAGCAATATTTTTAGTATCCTGAAAGCCTAAGCTCTCTGCTCTAATCCATCTATGTACAAATCCTGTCGGCGCAGGGGGTGCATCTAAAGATGATGGTGGAGTCCAAACTTTTGGTTTAGAAGTTTTTTCTCTAGTTTGGCTCGCACGCGAGGTTCTTTTATCGTTATCGTTTTCCATATGCTTATACCTCCTTCGTGATATTTAATTGTTTCGCATATTCTTCAAGTGGCACACCTAATTTTTTAGCGATTGCTACCTGTGATGGTGTGAGCCTCACAGTTCTGCGACCAGTTTTTGTACTTCTTTTTGCAGATGCAACTGTCTGTACTGGCTTGGCCGTTTCCGTAACCTCTCTTGTAGCAAATTTATGAGGAAATTCAAGTCTTATTCTTTTATCAATTTCCTGATAATATTCATCACTAGATGGGTCAAAACCTTCTTGTTCTGTTAACTTTTTATGTAGATCAAATGCAGTATAAGTCATCGCTGTATCTTGACCAAACCATGTGTTCTTTTGAGCCCATGATTCAGCTTTAGGATCAGGAGTTCCTTGAGCTACTTCTTGTCTATTTAAGTTAATTTCAGGTTGTTTAACAAGTGTTTCTTTTTGTTTATTAAACTCTTCTTGTTGAGCTTTTGCTTCAACAAATTTAGCTTGTTTGTAAGCATACTCTGAAATTAAAGATTGAGCTTGTACTTCAGCATCAATATCACCTGCTTCTCTAGCTTTAACAAGCTGTGCTTTAGCTGCTTCTAAACCAGATTTAATTCCATCTTCAGTAGTTTTTAAAAAGCTAGGTTCAATTTTAGAAAGTTTAAGTTCTGCTTTTTCTTTTTCAGTTAAAACTGATTTAGCATAAGTTAAAGCTTCATCTTTTTGTCTCTCAGCTTCTCTCCATTTTTTAGTAAGCTTTGCAATTCTTTTCTGAACGCTTTCAGAATATTCCTTAAGCTCATCTTTTGGTTCTTCTTTTACTTCTTCTTTTACTTCTTCTTTAGCTTCAACTTTTTCTTCTGGTTGTTCTTCAACAACTTCAGTTTTAGTTTCTTCAGCAGAAGTTTCTATCTCAGGTGTTTCTGTTTCTTTAGAATCATTTTCTAATTCTATTTCTGCACCTGGACCAGATGTGTCGATATCGACAGTTTTATTTTCTTCTTGTTGCATAGTCTCCTCCCAGTGTTACTATGTTAATATTGATGAAGTATATCTTCGGGATTGTCGATGGTTGCTAACACTTCATCATCATTTAGCAATCTTACTTCCCCGCCATCTATCTGGATTCTTGATCCAGCATATCTTGCAAAAACTACCCAATCACCTTTTTTACACCAAGGTCCTTCTGGAAATTTTTCTTTATCATAACAATGTGGTCCCATAGCAAGAACAAGTCCACAAGTAGATCCTACTTGTTGTCTCTCTAAAGTATCTTGTCCAAGAAATAATCCACCTTTAGTTTTTTCTGGCATTTTAAATGGCAGAACAACTAATCTCCATCCAGTTGGTTTAGGTAATTTATCTGTTTCTTTTTTCTTTAAACGTTCATAACCATCAACTTCTTTTTGATGATCTTCTTTGTATTTATCTAATAGTGCTGATTTAACTTTCGGTTCTCCCGAAGTCGATGACGTTTTCTGGTCTTTCAGTATCATTTTTTTCCTCCTTAGGATTTAGCAGGCTTGATATTTCCTGTGATATTCTTAAATAAGCATGTGCTTGTCCCATCATATACTTATATTTTTCCATATTGTCAATACCACCAGCAATCATAGCATCTCCAATTGATTGGTACTGTTCTTTTAACATTTTTTGCAATTTATTTAAAATTACTAATTCTTCATTTAACATCAGCGATTTTACCTTTATTATTACCTTTCTTAATTACGTATTTCTGTGTGCCATTCGCACCAGTTTCTACCTCCTTACGAAGGTCTTTAAACAAACTTTGTTGTTTATTTTTTCGATCTTTTTCTTTTAGAAAAGATTCTATTGTTTTTGAGTCTCTCATATTGATTAGGTATAATTACATCAAAAAATTTGTCAAGTGCACCAAATAATGCATACATGAATTTATCTATCATTAGCAGTTCCACTTTCTTAATGATTTATTAATTCTTGAATCCGGATCCCTGGCTGTTTTAGCTGAAGTCAATCTTTTCTTCATACCCTTCATTCTAGCACAAAAAGATTTTCTTCTCTTTGCAGCTTTAGATCCTTTTTTTAATTTTGATGGTTTAGTAGTGACTGCTGTTTTTAATTTAGAACCGGGATTCGCTGCTCTATAAGATGCAACGCCTTTTTTGTTCAGGCCACCGGACTCTGACTTACCTTCTTTTCTTTGCCATGCTGGTGATTTACTTCCTGATGCAAATTGTTTTCTAAACATTATTTCCTCGCAAATGTTTTAACATTAGTTGGTTTTGGTCCTTTATTAGAAGCCTGTCTTTTTCTTCTAACAGCAGAAGCTTTTTGTCCTTTTGACATTGATGTCGCTTTTGCAAGTGGAACACATTTTGGATATTTTCTTTTAGATCCTTTTGATCTACCACATGGTTGATACTTACCATCTTTTTTAGGTGCTCCAATATCGACCCATTTTTCAGCAACCCATTTTCTTAAGCCACCTTCTGCAAAATTTCTACGCACAACCTGCTCTTTTTCTTCTAGCTAAACCAGGTCTCATAATTCCACCGTTAGCAGCTTTTCTTCTCATACCATTATTTTTTTTAGAAGACATGTTCTCTAATATTTCTTGTTCTCTGACAGAAGTTCTAGATCTATATTTGGGATTAGGATTTCCTTCAGATCTTTTAACTCTACTTTTCTTTTTACCACCTGGTGTAATTTTGCCAGAACAAACACCAGACGCATACATATTAGCATATGCAGAAGGATACACTTTGAATTTTCTTTTCGCAGCTGCTTTTCCTTTTGCACAAAGTTTTGCCATTATGAATTCTTTCCGTAAGCGTTTTTCTTTACTCCACGTTTAGCACAACCACCACCACGTAAATTTACTCTTCCACCTTTAGAATAAGAACCTGGTAAATCCTCTATATTTTCCTTACCATATTTTTCTTCCATAGCTTTATTATCAGGAACAATTCTTCCTTTATATTTACCTGATGTTACCATTACAGTACCTTTTTTAAATTTCTTTAAATTACCTGTTCCGGCGTCTGTTTTAGCAGCATCTCTTAAATTACCTCTAATTTTATCTTGAAATTTATCAGCCATTATGCACTCCTAATCATTTTAGTAATTGGTGATTTAGCAACTTTAATTTTTTTACTTTTCTTTTTTGATCTTAATTTTTTAAAATCATCACCAGTTATTTTTCCATCTTTATTTGCATCAAGTTTTGCCTGACCACCTGATAAATATCTTTTTCTATACATAATTATTTCCTCTTAATTAAATCAGTTGCTTTTAATCCGTAAACCGAAGCAATGACACCTACAAAAATTGTTTGGTACCAAAATGGAAGTTGTGAAAAGTATTCAAAGAACAATTTCATTTTCTCCATTGCACTTGGGTCATCCGAAAATACTGCCCATGATAATAACGCAATTGGAGCCGAAAGTAAAAGTAAAATAAATTCGTCCTTCCAGTCCGATTGTCTTGCTTCTAATAATTTACCTTGATATTCAGCTTCACCATTGGCCATTTTTTCTGCATGACGCATTTGTGCATCCGCCATCAACATTTTTGTTTTTTGACGATTTTTAAAAATATGAGAGCCTGCTTGTGCGGCTAATTTAATAGCACTGAACCACATATTAGTACGCTTTTGATTTTCTTTTCTTCTCTGCTAGTACTGCACCTTGACCTTGAACTTCTTCTTCAGGTCCACCAGTGCCAATATAGTTATAAGCTTTGTCAGCAGATGTTTTTGATCTTGGATCAATCTCAATTTGCTGATCTGCAACTTTAACTTCTTTTATATTATTAAGTTTTTCCATTTTATCTCCTTGGTTTTGATTTGCCAGCCTCTGATAAAGCAATTGCAATCGCTTGTTTACGACTTTTTACTTTTTTCTTCGACTTGCCTATAGGCAATTCACCTTTTTTGAATTCCCTCATGACCTTTTTAACCTTTTTTTCAGATTTTGTCATTTTTTTTCTCATTTATTCGTTTCCGCCTCTAAATATTTTTACTTTTGGCATCATTGGAGCTGAATTTTTCATCATTGAGTCTGTACTTGGAATAGTTTTTGATAAAATTGTCTTTTCAATTGATGTATCAGCTCTTAATTTTGCTAATTCTTCATTTTGATCAAGTTTTTCCTCTTGATTTGATTGATTCATCATTGCTTTCATCTTATCAAGATTTATTCTCTCATTAGATTCTTGTTCTTTTCTGTAATTTTCTTGTGCTCTAAGGTCTAATTCTCTTGATCTTAGTTTTGCAATTGGATCATTATCAAATTGTGAAGTAATTTTCTTCTCTTCATTCATAAATTCTTCCATCATTTCTGCAATAAGAACAGCTTTTCTAGATTCTATTTTTTCTTGTAACATTTTAACTTGCATTTGCATCTGTTGACCCATTTGTGGATTTTGCTGCATAGCCTGTTGCATTTGTTGTAACTGAAGTAATTCGTTTCTAAACTCTACTTCAATTTGCTCTTGAGCCATTAAAGAAATATGTTCAAAAATATTTTTTTCTAATGAAGCCATAATCATTGGATTATTTCTAGCAATGTTTGTTGCCATAAAATTTAAGTGTGCAGTAATGTGTGCTCTATGATCTTGACCTGGAAACGCTTGAAATGGTTTTGCTCCTAATGCATCAATATGTTCTAACGCCGGATCTTTTGGCATTGGTTGCATTGGTTTAATTAAAACCTGATCAATATTTTTTACACCTAGTGCTTCATACATATTTCTATACGCAGTATATAAATTATGCATTTGCGGATTAGATTGTGCCAGTTGGAGTTCTGTTTGCGCAAGTGAGATACGCTGTGTCTGTGAGAAAATGTTAGGGTCAGCAACTGGCAATATATCTACTCGATCATCAAAGTCTGTTTGTTTAATCATTCTTTGACCCCCAACTACATCATACGGATATTCCGGCGGTAGATATAACTTGAATACTCTAGCTAAAATTTTAAATTCATTTTTTAAAGCTGAGTAAATTCTTTTATGAATAGCAGACATTGTTCTGCTACCTCTTTCTAATAATGCAACTGTAGTTCCAACTGCAGCTTGTTGATTACCGTCACCAACTTGTAAATCTGCAATAGATGCAAATCTTTGACCTGCTTGAACCACTATACCCATCAAACTTAATAATGTTTGAGAAGGTTCTTTAAACGGAAGCATCATAAATGAATCTCTTAAATTTCCACCAGGTGCATCTACATCTCTAAATTCACCAGGTTGAATAGATTGGGCATCATCTCTAATTCTAATACCACGCATTTTAAATCCAGCAGGTAAATTAGATAAAGTTCCTGCATCGAGTAATTGTCTTAATGCAGAAGTTGCTGTTCTTGATAATCCACCAATCATGTGAATTAAACCAAAACCATAAAAACCTAAACCAGGTAAAAATTTGAAATGTACAAAATATTGTATTTTAGATTTTTTAGAATCTCCTACTTCATAGTTTCTTCTGATAGATAGAATCTCATGTGATCCTTCTACCAAAGTTACAATGTATGGAATCTTAATTCCTGACGGCTCACCAGTCTGTGGATTTACATCTTCAAAACCTTCTAAATCTAAATCAACATGACACTCTAATAAAGTAAATACATCTTCATCTTTTCCTGATTTTGTTACTCCTTCAAGTTCTCTTTCTTTTTTCTCAACATCTGTTTCTTTGTCTTGAGGTTTACCAAGTTCTACATCTCTATAGAAACCACTAACTTGTTGCTTTCTTAAATCGTTTTCAGAAATTTTTACACGATGAATAATTGCTTCCGCATCATCTAATGAGGTAGCTGTGTACGGAACAATTAAATCATCTGCTGGTACAAACTTTGATACGGCCCTTTGTTCCATATCATCGTAATATACTTTTTTAAAAGCAGAACCTGCTAAAGGTAGATTGAACAACATTTGATCAAACTCCGGTTCATACTCTTTCATTTTTTCCATGATCTCGTAGTTCATGAAATCTTTAACTCTATTTGCTTGGTCTGTTTTTTCTGGAGTAGGTACTCCTAAAATTTGTGTTCGAACGGGTCCATCTGCAGGAAGTAATTCTTTATACGCTAAAGCTTGAAACTGTGTAACTGCTTCAGCTAAAACTGGATGTGTTGCACCAGATGCTCCTTGGAAAGGTTCCGTTCTATTGTTATATTTGAAACCTAATAAATCTAAACCTTGTGTATAAGTCTGTTCCCAATCTTTTCTTGATGCAGAATAATCCATGTACTTAGAATTTAAATCTGATGCAAGAGTTCCAAGTACTTCATCAGGTAAAAAATCTGCTAAGTTTGCATAATGCTCATCTCCACCTTCAGGCGATGCAGCTGCAGGATCTAAATTAATATCAACCGAACCATCTTCGTTCTCTTGAACTTCGACATCATCTGGAGACTCTTGAGCTTCTTGAACTTCTTCTAAAATCTGTTCTTGAATTTCTTGTTCACCAGGTACTTCAAATTCTTTTCTTGGCTCGTTTGGAAGAGCTTTGTCTATATTGTCTGCCATTTATTTTCTCCGTAAGTTTTACTTCTTTAACAGTATTATACAAAATATTCAAGCCTTGACTCTGGGGCCCTGATTCCGGAGGCACTGTTGTAGTAAGCCTTTTAATCATTAATCCTTGCTAAATCGTTTATATAATTCTTGACCTGGTCCCAAAGCAAATTCTTTATAAGTCATTCGATCATCATAACCACCTTTACCACTGAAAAAATAATCTCTCATCCATCTTTCAGATTTTGGCATTGTGCCTTCAGAATTTTTTTCTCTAGACTGACTTGCTAATTCTCTCATTGCTTGCTTGAATGCTTCTCCAAAACCAACTCCTTCAATATCCATGATCTCTTCAATCTTTTCTTTAAGAGCCATTGTATCAGGCTCCAGGGAGCCTTGGTTGTAATTGACTCTGCCACCTTGATTAAATTGTTTAGAATAACTTAAACCAAGATTTGCACCTGACATTGGATTGTATCCTGCACCTAAATTTAAATTTCCTCCAAATACATTTGTATTGTAACCTGCATTAATTCCATAATCTGGTTGTTTACTTTCATCTTCAACTGTTCGAGGATCATCAATTCCTAGCATTCCAAGAGTATTAACATCTAAATTTAACGAA